TTCGACGAGATGTTACCCTTCCTCGTTAAATCAAATGTCCAAATCTCATACAATGCCAGCGATTCTGACTTATCACAATTTTGGTTGAAATATTCCAAACAGATCAATGATCCCAAGGTCGTTAAGTTTCTCAACGATTTTAGTGAATTTGACAGTTCACAAGAACGTAGAGGAATAGAAGCAATAGCGGCCTTATACCGTATCACCGGCATGAATGAATTCTCTGTTAATTTCATGATATCTATGCGTTCCAACTGGACATTGCAATTCACAATATCAGGCAAAGTGATACCATTGCGCGCGTTATTAGAAGGACGTTGGCAACAACATTCCGGCCAAGTACACACACTCGGTAGCAACACACTTTATAACATGGGCGCCATTGGTATGTGTTACCAATTCACGAACATGTACGCAGCTGGATTTAAAGGCGATGATTCCTTCATACTTTGTGATGGATACCAGGAAACTAAAGATGGTGGCATTCCACTGCACACTCTGGCCGGTTACAAAATGAAGGTTGAAACACCCCTCATTGCAGAATACATAGCTAATATCGTCACACCATTTGGTTTTGTTCCCGATTTGTTACGACGCACAACACGCATAATATCCAAAATATACCGTGACAAAGATGATTGGAACCAAATCAAACTTAGCACAGCTGATGCTCTTGCTGTATTATCACAAGACAACTTATCACTCGGTATTGGCTATCTAGTTGCATATTACAAACAAAAGAACATAATCGTGAATGAACATGAACTCACCAGCATGTATTTTTACCTTCGCAAGTTGTGCAAAAGTGGCGATGAAGTACTTGGCAAACAGCGCAACTTCCACTTCTTGGAAGTGTATAACAACATACTCGGATCCTAATAAATATGCTAGACTTTCTACACAAACATTCATTTACTCATATTATATATAAATAATTATTTTCAATTTTATTATGAATGGACAAAACGATAACACCATCAACCCGGAGGTTGTGGATGGAACAACTGTCACGAAAATCAAGGGCACTCCCATCGAAGTTGACACTCCCTCAGGCGCCGCCTGGACACGCAAATATTTGCACCCGCCATGCGCAACACCAGCAGAATATGCCGGATACCCAGATGCAAACAACTCCCCGTCCACCGACGCCGAGTATAAAGGGCTACTTGACGTGGCCACAGTGTTCACATCTGGAACCCCCCCAGTCGTCCAACAGTTCGACAAGGTGCTCATTTTGCACACCGCATCTGCCATCGCCCCAGTGATCATCTTCAAGATGGACACTACCGGCACCGTTGCTCAACTCGGATCCGATGTAGCATTCAATCGCAACATCAATGTCCAGGACATGGTTGCCCAGAATTCATCTGGGCGTATCACATACAAGTCAACTACTTCATGGCTGAATGCAACCGCCTTCAACAACCAAGGCAACGTTACTTCAGCTATGTTTCGCCCTAATGTCGCCCTCTACCGCGCTGGCGATTTGTTTCGACATTTCGACAACGTTAAGGACCTCCGCAAACGTGAAGTTCTCTATCGTGAGCTTCATAACTTCTTTTTGCGTGACAAACCCATTTCACCTCCCAATTACGTGAACTCATCATCCGATTCCGATTTCGAAGTTGTTGAGCGTTTACAAAGTGTTGAACACATCGAACGCAACGCCCGCAACAACCTTGAAATCGCCAACGCCAAAATACAACACGCCATCAACGGCCTTAAAACTAGCGCGGCTATCGACAACTTCGTACAAATTTTGCAAGTGGGTCAAATACCATTCTCACCATCGCAAATTTTGATGATGTCACCGAATGCCGTCGCAGACCGTGCCACACAAGGCTCTTTTGTGGTGCAAAGGTTCTCCCAGCCTGAAATTATGTATAAAGACTTTGGCGCCAATGGCATAAATGGCACCAGCGTTTCTAACCTCAAGGGTATGCCATGCTACATTCTTCTGCTCACCAGTGGTGCCACAGGGCAAATTAACGCCATCAATGTGACTGGTCAACCCGGTAACACCACTAATATACTTGCTGATCTGCCATGGATGGATTTTCTTTGGGGATGGACTCTATACGAAGGACTTAGCGTGGCGCAAGCCGGCTCCACAGCCATTTCATCACCACCCTATGTCAGTATCAAAACCATTACAGGTTTTGAGTTCCAGCCACTTCCCGACAGCATGTTGTCCCCCTTCATTCGCAACTGTGCCGTCTACGATCAATCCGCCCTTCGACTTGCTACGACAACAAATCACTCCATTGCCGATTCACTCCCTGCTGCAGCCAATTTTTGGGGAACATTGGGATCCATGCTCCTTAAGGCTGCACCAACCATTATCGACACTGTATCTGAAATATTCGGCAACAAACGCACCAAAGAGCAGAAAAAGACAACTAATGACACCGTAAAGAGTCTAACTTCCAAGCTAAAATCAATGGAATCAAAGCTCTCTTCCAAACCTGCCAAAAAGAGTTCACCCAAGAAAAGCTCAAACACAGGCAAGCGCGCCAAACCTGCCAAGACCGCTTGGCATCCACCTATGGTTTGGAGTGACGCCAACAAAGTCGCGCCTGTGCCCAAACCTAGACGTGTTCGCCGTCCACGAACCAAAACAACATAAGTATGTCAAAACTCATTTGACACAACCCTTCAGTAAGGTTGTTACTTGGATTCCGGTTTTTACTGTTTCCGGCGGTGAAGGTCACACCGATACCCCTCGACGGGGCTGCATTAGCAGAAACTAAAAACAAATTTAAAAGCGTCCACAGGATTTTCCAGTGTAGTATATATATTTAGTTTGGTAGTATCTTGACGCAAATACCCCT